TGGTCTCCAACGGCAACCCTTAACAATCATTCTCTCAGCGATACTAGGACCAGTGTCTCCTCGTTTGTGCCAAAGGGATGAGTCGAGAACACCGTAGCGTATCTTCTCTCCTCTCTCTAGCTCAAGGACCATGTCGGCTAAGTCCTCAGCAAGGACCTTACTAGCGTACAGTTCACGGTAGACTATAAGCTTTTCATCGAGTGGGTCTACAGCAAACCAAAGAATCCCTGTGTAAGATGAATACCCGTAATCTGCAGCGCGGAACTTAGTCCAGTTGTCTGGTATAGAGTAAGGCTCCACAACGTGTATCTTGCGGTTGAACTCAGGGAAAGCAGCACCTTCAGCAATGTCCCAGTCTCCTTCTAAAAGTTGTCGCCGTAGATGCTCCGGCATAGACAGTAGGTTAGCTTCGTACATACCATCGTCTGCGAGGTATGGGTTGTCAAACAAGGTGGCAGGAATAAACCTGCGCTTTAGCATTGGTGTTCCTACTAGGTCGTTTGCAACAGCGTAAGTAGACGTGCTAGGCCATACTAGTGTGTCACCAGTTTCATGGTCAGCAGCCCAGAATGCTTCGTTATACGGTGCTGGGTCGATAAACATCTTCTTAACCCAAGCGTGACCTGAGCCACCAGGGTTAGAAGTAGCTCGTTGTATTAACGGCAGGTTAGAACCTTTAGCTGTACGGAGACGAGTACGCATATAGTTCCAAGCGTAGGGTGTAGGCCACTGTGTTAGCTCGTCAAAGCCAATCCAGTTGAAGGCCTGCCCTTGGTAACGCTGTACGTCGTCGTCTTTGTCTAGATAGGACATCCATAGTGTTGCACCACTAGGCATGATCCAGGTTTTTTCCCTCTCAAGGAACTTTGCACCAGGAACAGCCTTAGGGTAGAGGTCTTTGGAGACGGAGATCAGTTCTCTTAGCTCTTCTGTAGAGCGACGAACCAGAAGCATGTTAGCTTTAGGGTTATTGAAGTAACGAACAGGGTCAGCCACCATCGCGTAGCTCTTACCACCTCCAGCTGCCCCACCGTAGAGCACTTCTTGTTCTGATGACGCTAGGAAGTCCTCTTGTGGTCCAGGGTTAGCCTCAAATATTACTGAGGTAGCCTTCTTAACGTCTACATCAGGGGCTTTAACTCTAGCAGGGACCTTAATCGGTTGAGCAGGTACTGTTGCCTGCGGTTTCTCTTCGACCGAGGCTTCTTTCTTCGATGTGTTGGGCTTTTTCACACGCTTCTTTGTAGCATCGGGCGAGGTAGCGGTAGTTTGCAGATTCTTTCGTACGTTGTTGCTCACTTTTTACCCTTGTCATAAGTCCTGAGTGAGAGATGTAGCGCCCACTGTTTGTGCTTAACCAGTTAGCTACGTCACGGTAGCTGTACTGTTTTAAGAAACCTTTAGCTTTCTCCATTAAAAGAAGTTCTTCTTCAATAGGCAAGAGGATATCTTTATCTTCTGGGTCTTGCTCGTATCCAAAGGGTACCACTCTCCCTATCCGTACCACGGGTAGAAACCTGTAGCCGTCTGGACCTAGAGAAGGCTTAGGTAACTTAAACTCTGTTGTTATTTTAGCCATCTACGCCTCCTTTGTCAAGCATTAAATCTTAGGTGGCAGGATAAAGATAGGAGACTCAGCCTTAATCTCTACTTTGTCAGCACCCTTGTGACCAGCACGGTCAAGGAAGTCTTTAGCAGCCGCCATCTTCTCTTTGTTACCAAGATCAGTAGGAGACTCCATCACAGACTTCATAGCCCAAGCAGCCTGAACCCCAGTGGAGACAAGAAACTTCTTAGTAAGTTCTGCAATTTCATTCTCTAGTGCGTTAACTACAGTGGAGGAGGATACCTTGTCAGCGTAACCTGCTAGTTGTTTAGCTTTAACAAAGCTACCCTCGGCTTCCTCAAAGAGGACATCAAGGAAAGTCTGTTGCATCTCTGTTAGTTCTCGTGCCATACTATTTCCTTTTCTTAGCAGTCTTAGCTGCGATCTTCTTAGGCTGCGCAACGTGTTGCTTACCCGCCTTGGTGCCCTTACGCTTAGCTGCGGAGGTAGCTGCGTACTCTTTGTCTGTGAGAGCAGCTCTGGCTTTCTTAGGTAGGTACCGTTCTCCTGTGGCCTTCTTACCCTGGGTAGAGTTCTTACCGCTCTTGGTGCCCCAGTCCTCCTTAGTCCACTTGGTGAGGTCCTTCTGGCTCCTTGCTTTTACCATTACTTGTAGCTCCCACCCTTAGCCTTATACTGCTTAGCAACCATCTGTGCTTTACGGGCGGACCACTGCCCAGCGTTACCGCCTTTAGAACCTGCCTTGATAGAAGCGACAAGGTTCTTGCGCATCGTAGGTTTGGTGTAGTTACCTGCGGCGTTAACCGTGCTCTTCTTCTTAGCCATTATTTACCGACCCATACTATTTGCAAGTAAGACGAGGAACACTGCGCCTAACACGAGGGCTACTGCTACTACAGTCCCTACTACTGTGAGAAACGTACCCATTATTTCTTCCCCTTCTTGGCTGGAGCTTTACCCATCTTCTTAGTAGCACCCTTAGCGCAGCCGCTAGTCATACCACCTTTAGCCATACCCTTAGGTTTGGCTTTAGCTTCCTTGTCCATCATTTCTTTCATCTTCTTGTTCATAGTTTGGTTCCTTTGTTTAAGTATGTGTAGGCTCTATTAATGTGTTCTTTAAACTCTTCAAAAGACATGTCACTCTTAGCTCGGTTACAGTACTTGCAACAAGGCACACAGTTGTCAGGTGAGTACCCTAGTGAGCTGTCTACGCGGTCAACACCGCTAAACTTAATTGTGTACTTACTCCAGTCTCGACCAGGGGAATCTTTTTGTAAGCTATGTGCGTTTTCAAAGTAGTTTAACTCCTGCGGCTCTAACCCGCAGTACGTACAGTCTTGCTGGGTAAGATCGTTAAACTCCTCGTAAGACAGTTCAAAGTTAAAACCCCTTTTTACCGCTCCGCTTTTGTAGGAGTGCAGTCTCGAGTTTAACATGCGGCGTTGTTCTTTGGTGTTGCCCTCTTTGTCTGTACCGCAGCCACAAGTGTTTTGATTTAAGATTGCAGGATATTTCCAGAAACGTCTTTCGTCACCACAAAGACACTCCACAATCCATGTTTTATTTTTCCCAACAAGCTCAGTCCGTGTAAGCTTAAAACTACCTACAGTCTCACCAGGAACGGCTTGGTTACTTTCCATCAGCAGTCCCAAGCCTTCCGACTCCAGTAGTTAGCTGAGAGCTTACTAGACTTACCTTTGATACCACCAGAGCGGGCACAGTAACTCTTCTTACGATTTGGTTGGTCCTTCTTGATCGTCATCTTGGGGTCCCCAAAGCGAACAAGCTTAACTGTATCTCCTTCTTTAGCAAGTACTGCCATCTTCTTGTTAGCTCCTGGCGTCTTCTTTGGTTTGTTGTAACCGTCAAACTTAACACCCCCTCGGGTGAGCTTATCTGTTCCCTTAGCCATTACTTCTTGTTCCTTTTAAACAGTGACCTGACGTACCTGCTAACCTCCCCAGGAGAAGGGAGTAACCAGCCAAGGACCAGTAGCAGCAGGACCCAGGGTGGTATGTTCTGCACAGTGACGTTGTCTATTGCCCCAGCCTTAACACCCTTGTCAGCAGTCTGCGTTATGTCTCTGGCGTTTGGTCTGACTATCTGTTGTTCGTTGGAAGTCCTAAGGCCCACTGTTTGCTCGTTTTCCTGACCAAGCTGGGTGTTTGCTGCTACGTTAGGGCCACCCCCTGTTAAAAGACTAAGAGGGCTAAGGCTTGAACAACTTGTCAGAGTCATCAATCCGCTTAAGACCAAAGGCCACAGCAGCGTAAGTCGTAACAGGCCAGATGATAGTTTGAACAAGGGGTACGTTCTCCATGTAAATTGACCAACATAAGACAGAAAGCAGAACGGCAGCTGACTCTCGGGACCATGTTTTATTGATGAACATTTTCTAGTATGCCTTTTATTGACTTGATGTTTTCGTCGATACGGCCAAGGGTTACTTCTTGCCTCTGGACTACACTGTTAACTGCTGTAATGTTATCTTTGTTTTCCTGGATGTTCCCAGTGTTGGTAGCAACAGTACCCGCTAGGTCAGTTAGGAACACTACAAGAATAATAGTTTGGATGACGATTGAAAAGATAAGTGTGATAGGGATAGTCTTCGAAAGGTGCCATGATTCGTTAGCCATTACTTCTTCACCTTGTTCTTAAACTTATTCCACCAGGTGGTAAAAGGGTGTTCTTTCTTAACTTTAACCTGCCCGTACTTAATCTCTTGGAGTTCTTTCTGGTAGGCTCTAGCAACTTCCCTGATTTCACGCATCTTGTCTGCACCGTTGATGATACGTCGAGCGTTCATGTAGTCTGTGCCTTGAGCGTTGATGTAGTCACCGAGACCCTTGCCAGTGAACCAACCTTCTCGGCTACCAAGAACGAGTATCTTTGCGGACACCCAAGGTTCCATAACGGAGTCAGGGTCAGTAGTGAGGTCTAGGCCAAGCTCACGGCCAGCTTTAATGTAGTTGTCTTCCCATGTAAGCTGAACGTATCCTCGCCCATACCAAGGCCAGTAACGTAGGTTCTTCTTTCGCCATGTAGAAGCATTGCGCACCCAGTAAGCTTCTTTAACTGGTTTCATCGTGTGTGCTGTTTCCCACCATGCGGTGGCTAAGACGTAAGCAGCTTGGTCCAAAGAAAGACCGTAGACTTGGCACTCCTTTAGAATAATCTGAGTGTCGCCAAGGTTTAAGTTAATCTTCATCCCACTCTCTTCTCATATTAGGTTTATAGCAGTCGCTGGGCTTGAGGAATCCCTCTTTACGCATAGCCCATTCTACGTGGTCAAGGGAGTATGACACCCCAGTGTCTTGACGTATGGCCTCCCGTACGTAGAAGACATCAGACATAGGGATATGCACTCTCTCAGGGTTGTCTGAGTCCAGAAGGTTCTTGTAAAACTCTTCAATGACATTCTCACTTTTGTAGTACATATTCTTCTTCCTAGTTATATTTATTTAGGGACACTTGTCAACCGTTACTTCGTCTTTGATGACAAGAAAGGTTTTACCTCCTACCCTAAGTATAAAACCCTAAGTATAAACTAAGAGTCTTTTATAGTTTAGAGGAGTATACCTAAGTATAAGACCTTAAGTATACCCTGTTATACTACATGTATACTTATAGTATATAATATAGTGCATGTAGCCCCGGTTGTCAAGGGGTACCCAGGGTTTATTTACCTTAATGTAGCTTTTCCTCTAAGTACTTACCACTAAAGTTCCTTACACTGGTCACTTCACACTCTCATAAGCCTAGGAGTACCCAGGGTTCTGTCCTTATCTTGTCATTTAGAGGACCAACCTTCCTACACCACATCAAATTACCACACTAATCCCTTGGTTTACACCATAAAAGACTAACCGTTGTACTACAAGTATATACTACAAGTGTTAACTGCTCCAAAGTACTTACCAATATGTAAAAATACCCCCCGCTGTCAAAGGGCGTATATAAATAACGTACGGCCCCCCGGTGGCCCCTGCACCCCTAGCTTGAACGTGGTTCATGAACGTGGTTCACAGGATAAATAACACCATTCTACTAGCTAAACCATTGATATAACACGATAGTTTACACAATTAGTCATCGTGTATGTCCTTTTTGTCACACCTAGTGGGGTATCTGAGTACCGTTGTGTTATATCATAACAGTATGCATCACGTGGGCTAGCGCCATGTAACCATAACGCAACACTGCTGTGCCATTTATACCACATACATCCTCACAGCCACACAGAGGGCCGCTACAAGCCCTTCTTACGTTTTACCTAGGGTCAGGTCACTAAAACTCAGGTTGACGATTTGTTCACCCCTTGTTCTACTTTGTTCACCCCTTGTTCTACTTTGTTCACCCCTTGTTCTGGTTACGTTCCTCAGCCATGCTCTGAGCGCATAGCTCTTATGCAATCTTAGCACTGGTCATTCTGCTGCACAATTCCTAACATACTTAGGGATTCTTTACGTGATAAATGTTACAAACGCTGTAATATTTCGTGATTTGCTAGGTAGTCGGTTTCATGACCTTAATGTCTTACGAAACGACCACCGGTAGACGGTCCACTTAGTCTCCACGTTCTTTATATTTCCACCCTGTTCAGGGTTCCCTTTGTCCTAGGGGTCGCGCCTCACTAGCGCATGGACACATACAAGGGTCGCAAGACTTTCCCCTAGGGGTTCACTTGGCCCGCTTCACATTTTCAACAGTGTGCACAGTGTCTGATAGGTGTGATGTAGTGTCACCTGTAAAAAAGTTTCGGCTAAGACCCGACTACTCAGACAAGCGTTAGCTATAAGCATTTATTGCAATGGGTTCCCCTTGTCATAATAGTGTCAATTTACCTTTTAAAGGTCGGTTGCCTGTTATGCTTTGACCCATAGTCGATAGGTGCGCGATAAGTCTAACCTAGGGATATATGCGTGAACGCAACGGGCTAACCCCTAAACGCTTTACGTGATGAGACAATACAACTAAACACGACTTAATGAGGGGTCCAAAACCCTAACACTGCCCTAACAGGTGGTGTTTTTTACGTTGTGTTTTAGTTGTGTCTTATGGAGTGTTACACGGTGTAGCATTCCTTGGATACAACTAAAGGTGTATAAAATGACTACTTTTACTTTCAAGATGGATGATGCTCAGATTATCGCTGGTATTAAAAGCGTTGGACAACGTTCTAAGTCTATTCGCGTTGACATCCAGAAACTTGCGGTGTCAATCACACTAAACTGGGCGAAGGCTGGGGCAGCAAATATTGCTGCTGAACGTATGACTGACCTACTGAATAATATGGACCCAAGCCATAAACAGAAGCTAGTAAATTGGTGTGACTCTTTTTGCGGGTTTTCTTTGGTGGATAACAAAGATGGTGAAAAGGTGTTTGCCTATAGCCGAACAAAAATGAGTGAGAAGCAATGGGGTGAGGCGAAAGCTGCCAACCTGTTTGACTTCACACCTGACTTGCCGCCTGTTGCCTTCAACTTCAAGGCTAAGTTTGCACAGTTGATTGCTGCTGCTGAAAAGCGTAGCGCCGTGACTGATGCGACGAAGCGTAACGCAGATGATGATATCCCTGCTGAGCTGGTGGCCAGTGCTAAGGCACTGCTCGCTGCAATGCCAGAGGTTGAACCTGACTTCTAAAGACGGATCAAATGATTTAACTGTAAGCACCCTGTAAGGTTATACTTATGGGGTGTTTCTATGTCTGGTTAAGCGTAGCTTAACTGTAATTAACCTACGGTTAATGCTAATCATGGGGAGAAAAACTATGGTCGTCAATAAGGAAGTGTTGTGAAGGTGTATACTATGGTAAACATAGTCACTGGTAAGGTGGTGCTTGAGACCTGCACACTTGATGATTGGATACGTCACGAGAATAGAAACGTGATGGAATTGAAACCTAAGAAAGGATAACCCAATGCTACGTACCTTCCTCACTGACACCCTTGGTATTATGTCCATTGCTACTATGGTGTATGTACTACCGTTTATAGCTTATGGGTTGCAGTAGTTTACTGCGCCAAGCGTCCGGCTTCCTAAGGCAAGACCAAGGACGGTAAACCCTCTGGTGTCTGGAGTCTAGACTTTGGATGACGGCGGGGTAGCTAGCGTAGCAGCGGCTGTTATGGGCCTTACCTTACTGTTTGTGTACGTAGGACCCATGATGCCTGAAGATGGTGCCGTGGTGCCTCTCGCTGGGAGTGTCACACCCTGTCAGGACAACGTAACCCCTCAACTAGGAGAGTAACAATGGAAAACTCTGTACTTATCAGCGTCAACACAGCTGAACGTCTTGCTAAGCGGGTACCACGAGCGATGGGTACAGTAGTTATCCGTCGTGTCTACAAAAGGTTTGCCCACCAAGGCTACTCACTTGTGGTCAATGGCAAGCCTCTCAATGAACGAGCGATGTCTTTGCTCAGCAACGAACAACGTTAGGGTATACTATGAAATATAAGCTTACCAAGAAGCAAGTAAGGTACCAGTTAAACTAACCTAGGGTATATACTCTAAGTATCTACTCTTCTAAACCCTTAAATACCTTAAGTATACTTAGGGTATAATAAGATACACTAAAAGAAACTTAAGTCAAGGAGAAAGTTATGCTAGAGTTTGTGCTCTTTGCTATCGACGACGGACACAACTTACACAAGCGCAAGAAGTTTATGCACTACGTGGATACTCTCCGTGCCATGGGTAAAGCATCTACGGTGCACCTTTGTGTTGGTAAGTATAAGGGGAATCTTGAAGGCTCTTACCTTATGCTCTCAAAAGACTATGACAACCACATACAAGGGCGTGAGTATGTCAAGTATCAAGAGAGTGTACTCAGGGTACCTGGTGACACTCGACAGCCCTGTGTGCTTGAGTTCTCTGATGGAAGTTCTATCGTAGCTGGAGGTATGTCACAAGTGTCCCCTGAAGCAGCAATGAAACTTGATAGTTGGACCTACGTAGAGGAGACAGGTAAGTACTTTACCTGTGGTTCCTTTGTTTAGTGTGGGTGACAGGGTACAGTGTGGAGATGGCAATGAAGTATTCACAGTCACTGCTGTTACTGACGCTCCACCCCGGGTAAGCTTAGGTGGTACCCGCGACCATTGGTATCCCTCACGTATATTCACTCTAGTAACCCCTGTTGCTCCTGTCAAGCCTAAACTAACAGGTATGGCTCAGTTCCTAAAGGATACGGAGGATAAATATGTCACGTAAAGTACTAGGTATCACTGCTCACTTCCGTAGACAAGACGGTAAACCAGAGCTTGATATGGAGAAGATCAACCCTGACTGGTCCTACGCCCTTGATAATCCCCGGAGTACCCTATGTAGCTCCTCCTTAAACACACTCCTAGAGACAGGAAAAGGATTATCAAGAGCCTTTACATGGTCATCTACTCCTCAAGGGAGGGGGTACTGGTCTCGTCTCTGTGAAAACGGTGACGGGTGTGCTATCCTCTCGGAGGAAGACAAGGAGTATACCCGCTATCTCATGAGGGAGCACACCTAATGAATTACAATGAGTTTATGCGTAAGCTAGACGGAAGGAAATCAAATGACACTACTAATCGTACGACGGAGACGCCTCGGGCACTCGACTTGCAAGGCATTATCAGGTTTGCTATCAGACTTGGGCACTCCGAACAAAGTTTGGCGCAACGACCAAACGTTCCCGACCTCCGAGAGGCTAGCTTCTGGGCAGGGTTTGACGGGTATCGTGC